CCGTACAGCACATCAATACGACACGGCAGACGGTCGTTGTTGATGTCGTACTGGCGGACAATCCGCATGGAGATGCCGTTGTGGACCTGCCGCGAAGCCATGTCAACGCCTTGCGGCATAATCAGGTCAGCGGTGGCAAACGTGATGGCGTCACGGTGGTAAGCCATGTTCTGCGGGAACTGCGACGACGCCGCGCCGAGGAACGTAATCGCAGCGGACGTCTGCGGGAACGAATCCACGGTGGCCAACGGGCTGGTAGCGGTAAAAATTGCCGGGGCAATCTTAACGCCCGTATAGGTGCTGGCGGCAGCAGTGTTGTTTTCCAACACCACAAACTGCTGAAGCGAACCAGTCGATTCGCGGGTCTGCGGGTTAACCGCAAACACGTTGGCGATGGTAAAGACGTCGCCGCGCCGCAGGGTTTGGCCAGTGGTGCCAGTGATGTTGATGGTGCTCGCGCCTTGGGTGGTCACAGTAGCGGTGACGCTGTGCGCACCGGCACGGGTGCCCGTGGTGTGCACCTTCATCGACTGCGACATGGCCAGTTCCTCGAAACCGAGGATGCCCTCGCCCATCAGACCCGACTTGAACTGACGGGAGATGGTGCTGACCGGGTTGAACAGGCCCTTCATGCCTTCCACCAGCGCGGCGTTCGCAGCCGGGTTGACGGTCAGGTAACGCGGGCTGGCAACCGCAGCCGACTCGTTCATCTTCTGCTGAGCCTGAAGCAGGACCAGCGAAGTGCCCGGGGTGGTGCCGGGAGTCCCGACCGAGTGGAACAGGTCGAGATACGAGTTGGCGACGTCCGCGTCGATGCTGGATGCAAGCTGGGAGATCCGAGGCTTGAGCACGCGCTCGGCAAAGTCGTCCAACTGCATCGTCAGTTCGGCAGTGGTGAAGTTCACGCCGACATGCTTCTGCTTGTCCACAACCAGGGTCGTGAATTGCTGGTTGACGTCCTGCACTTGCAGCGCAGCGCCGTCGGTGACCAGAGAGCGGTCAGGCAGGCGGATACGCAGCGTGGAGCCGATCTTGGCTCCTTCGACGGCAAACGAGTCGTCGTAAGCGCGATTGACGTTGCGGGTGATCACAAGGTTGTTCTCGAGAATTTCGAGAGCTTTCCTCGTGATCATGTCAATAGTAAGCAGTGAATTACTCACGCTAAGAACTCCTTATCAACGCAGTTTTTGTTTCGCTTCCCACGCCTTGATCTGGCGCAGGCGCTCCTGCTCGATCCACTGACTTGTCGTAAGCGCCTTCAGCGAGCGCGGGTCAGTGGTGTCGTAAGCCGGAGCGCCCGTAGACCGTGCGCTGACAGGCGCAATCGGAGGCGGGGCAGCAGTCGTTTTCTTCGTCGGGGGGTCAGAGACGAGTTTCGCCTCGATCTTCCCGATCTCGCGTGCTTGCTGGATAGGCGTCAGTTTGGAGATGCGGTCGGCTTCCTTGGGGTTAGACCCGAGGAAGTACGCCAAATCGGGGCCGATTTCGCTAGCCTGAATCGCCTCTGCCATCGCGTTCGTGATCGGGAGCCGGGGGTTGTACGCGACTTGTTCAAAGTCTTCGTACTTGTTCCGGGCATCCTCCTCACGCTCATGATAGGCGTCAAGCAATTCCGCTTGCTGTCGCTGAAGCTCTTGCTGACGAAGAAGCTCTTGCGCTTTCTTCGCTGCCAGTGCTTCGGCGTAAGCCTCGACGGACGGAAACTCATCAGCCGGAGGAATCTCAGCCGGTACGGTTGAGGTCACCTTCTGCTGTTGTTGCCGCTCCCACTTGCGCTGCTCCCGAGCAAGCCGTTTGGCCACGATAGCGTCAAGTTCTTCTTGCGTGAAGGTCTTGGTCGCTTCGGTTGCTTGTTCGACCGGCGATGCTTCATCAGCAGCAGGCGTAGCCGTTACGCTCTGCTCTGGCACGGCTTCCGCCGCTGGCACTTCTGCTACGACTTCTTCTTCCATCTACGACTCCAGAGAGTCCCGGGTTTACCGAACCCGTGCGGTTAGGCCGTGAGTGCTGCTACCTTGGCCTGGAAGGCTTTCACGCGAGCGTCAAGCGCATCGCGCTCCTGTTTCAGTTTGGCATCCGCAGTGGTCAGAGTCTCCTGCCACTTGCTGAGATCAGCTTCACGGCCATTCACCCGCGCTTCGCGGGCAACAAGTTCCGCCTGCCGCTTAGCCATGCCAGTCTCGAAATCTTTGGTGCGCGCGTCCAGAATCTTTTCGCGTTCGTCCAGCGTGCGCTTCTGCTCTTTCGCCTTTGCGGCGGCTTCTTTCGCTTCTGCCGTCAGCGCTGCCGCTTCTGCCTTGGCATCGGCCAGCGCCTTTGCCGCCTGCTCTTTCAGTTCAGCGGTTTGCTTGATCGCGTCAAGGCTACCTTGCCGCAACGCCAGTTCGTCGCGCAGCGCGGCCATGCGGGCCAGATCCTGCGGCAGTTGAACCGTGAAATACTTGATGTAATCGACCGACGCGGAATCGTTGGAGATGTTCGGCATGACGACCTCAAACGTAATAGCTGATGTTGAGCCGAGCGCCAGCGGTCTGCTCGATGAACTGAATGCGAGACAGATCGCCGTCATATTGCAGCGTGACGCCAGCCGCCAGCGGCATACCGATACTAGCCGTCGGAGCGACGCCGTCGTCGCGCCAGCGAACATTTTGCGTTTCGGCCACAATCAAAGCCAGTGTGGGCTTTGCGCTAAGACCATTCAAATCCGTCGTTGGCACGGTCAGATTAGTCGCCGAACTGAGGGTGGTAATTTGCTGATACCCCAGGCAAGAGGTAATCGCTTTGACTGCTGTGCTCATGTCACATTCTCCAGCGTTCCGTCAGGGAACGAAGTGTGATGATTGTATCAGTAATTACGACAGGAGTTTCTCCGCTCCATGTCAAGGTCACTGATCGCCCGGTGAGGTTGTACGCCCCCGAGTCGAGTAACATACTTAAAGTTACGTTAAACGTAACATTTCGACCCGTCAGCGCGTAGCTGCCAGCGTCTATGCCAATACTGCGGGCCGACGTCAGCCCAACATTCCGACCTGTCAGTGCGTAACTGCCAGCGTCCAGCGACAGACTGTACGCTGTGCCCCCGGCAGGCACATACGTGAGCGTTACGTCGCGGCCGGTAAGACTGTACGACCCGGCGTCAAGCGCTAAAGAATACGCGCCTTGCGTTGGCTGCGACCCCGCCCACGGCACATCGCCCCACGTCCCCTGCGCCCATGTGTTTTGCGAGCCAGTGGAGGGCGGGGGCGGCGACGCGCCGCCTGAAAGAAGGATCAGCAGCACGGTTTACAACGTGCGCAACTGGTCCAGCGTAGTCTGCGTCGTCGCAATATCAGCGTCCAAGCGTGTGACTTGTTCCAAGTCGCCCACTGCTGCGGCAGAGCCTCGCGCCGAGTTCAGCGCGGCGGGCCGCGCCTCCATGAGCCGGATCAAGTCTTCGACGCTCATACCAGCACCACCAGTTCTTGCGCCACAGTTGAAAGGTGCGACTGAAGCAAAACGACATCGTAGGTGTCGTTACCATCCAGCGCGGCGTAGCATGCGATGCGGTTCCCGAGCGCCGCCGCACCAGTTTGCAAAAAGTCGGTCGGTGCGAATGGACTCAGCACTCGGTTCTGTACGTCGAAGCGGTATATCTGGCTCACCGCCGAAGCAACGTAGAGGTTCATGTAGAACATCCGACCTTCGTTCTCAAACGGTGAATAGCATCCGCCAGACCCAGTGGCCGGAAACGCGCCGGGGGAACCGTCGTAAACAAGCGCGCCCGTCCAAGAGCCCGTAGTGCCGCCAGCAATGTCCAGCACATCCAACGTGGCCGCGCCGCCTCGGAAGAAGTAGCAGAACGAATGCCGCGCATTGTGCGCCGCGTCCGGTTGGATACCAAATGATGGCGCCCACATGCCGCCCGCTGCATTAGCCGCAGGGGCAGCGCCAAAGTACGTCGTGCTCCAAGCGTTCGAGGCGATGTTGTTCGTGCCGTTGTTGATCGTCGCGTCGGTGTAGTTGTACGTGTAGACCGTGGTCGTAGCCGAGGAACGAAGCAGCGCGAGGTTCGGCAGTTCGATCACAAACTTGGCGCTGCTGCTGGGCGTGACCGTCCAGTTGCTGCCTAGCGTGTAGACGGCCGAAGGGCCCGCCGTGTGGCTGGCAATGATCCGACGCTGACCCACTGCTGTGACGTTGGTGGTGTCCTCGACAATGCGAATCTGGAAATTGCGGTATTCGTTGACCAGCACCCCCGCGTCGCCCAGTGTGGCCTGACCCGTAATGCTGCCGGCGGCGGCAGCCGTAGCCGTCAGCGCATAGCGCGACACAATGCCCGTGTCGTAGTTGTACGCGCCTTTGATCATCCCGTCGCCCGGGGAGCAGTCAAAGGGCGTGTACTGCTCGTCCAACACCAGCAAGCTCGAATCAGTGGCGATAGTCGCCGGGAGGCCCGTGGTGCTCAGACCAGTAGACAGGGTGTTGCTGGCAACCTCAAACGTGCGCCAACTGTTCGCCGCCGTGGTGCCCGCGCCCAGCATCATCACTCGACCTGCAACGATCTCGTAGCGCGAGCCGGTCACGGGGGTAAAGCCAAAACTCGACAGCACGTTGATGGTAGGTGCCGTGCCTGCCGTGTTGCCAGTGATGTACCGCTCAGCCGTCTTGCCGGAGCCGCCCGAGCCGTTGTCGATGATGCGCAGTTTGAACCCATACTCACCAGAACCACCCCGGTTCGCGAGCATGTTCAAGCCTACAGCTGTCGGCAGCGCGGTAGACAGAACCACGCTTGTGGTAGTTGCACCGGCAGCGATGGTGCCTACCAGACCAAACGACGGAGCAAAAGCCATTGCTGCCCCGGCTCCGAACGTGCCCGCCAGCGCCGGGTTGAGCGTGAACGCTGACCCCTTGCTGACGATGTTGTAGCGGTTGAGGATCGCGTTGCTGACAAGCTGGTAAACGAAAGGGTTGCGCGAAAGGTCGCTGCGCAGATCCGACGCCACGCACGCTGCCGCCGCGTGCGCGTTGGGCAACGGTGGGACTTGCCGCCATACCAACGTGTCGATGACTTTTTTGAAAGTGTTTGCCATTCGCTGTCCTTAGGTGATGCGGGCACGGACGCACTGCGCCCAGGCTGTCCGGTTGTTGTCCAGAATCTGCATGCGAGCGTTGTAGCCGTCCAAGTTGTTGAGCGAGGTTACGGCCGCGCACGTAGTCACCGTGGTGACAGTGGTCACCGTGGTCACTGTCCCTGACTCTAGCACCGCCGTCACCCGCGCTCGTTGCAGTGACTTGTCGTAGCCCAACGGCGCCATCAGCATCTGCAAGATGCGCATCAGCAAGCCGCGAGATTCGTCGTCCTTGATGGGCATCGGGTTCGCGTCCGACACATCAACCGCAGTGCCATCCGCGCCGACGCCGAGTTTCACTCGCTGATGCAGCACGCCACCAATGTCATCCGCCGCAATCGTTGCGCCGGAGCCTGGGGTGTAGCCTACGTTATCCGCCATGTGTTACTCCGGCCATCCAGAGAGTTGAACTGCGTCTACCGCTTCGACCGTCGTGCAAGCCGCGACGTCGGCCTCCAGCAGGTCGCTGCGTGCCCGCACCGCTTTGATCCACGCCCAGATGCTCTGCATCTGCTGCCA